ATGACGGTGTTCGACCGTATGGAGACAACCCGCAAGATGCGTTGGTTGGAACTCAATGCGGGACTTATCAGACAGGTGCTATCGGATATGGCACTTTACACCGTGGGCAATGGTATCAAACCACAAGCACAATCCGGCGATGAAGTGTGGGACGATTTAGCGGAAACATATTTTAAAAAATGGGGTTCACGCAGTTGCGACATCACTGGTCGATTCTCATTCTTTGAATTACAACACATCCTTTGTCGCTTGATGGATCGTGACGGCGAAGTGTTCATCATCAAGACCAGAGGTGCAAGGGGTGAACCGAAATTGCAAGTCATTGAGTCTCACCGCGTAGGCAACTCGTCGAACAACGAAGTTCCTCCAGGAATGATTGATGGTATTCAGTTTGGGCCTTACGGTCAGCCAATTGCATACAATGTAATTCGTTCCGATGGTTCAAATCGTCTCGTTCCTGCAAATGCAATGATTCACTTGTTTGAACCCGAACTTGCTTCGGGCGCAAGAGCATATTCACCACTTCAACATTCGATTAACAACTTGGTCGATATGCTGGAAATCCTTTCTCTCGAAAAGTTAGCAGTCAAAACTTCTTCAGACATCACTCGCACAATTAGCAGAGAGAATGCAAACTTTGACGGAACTAAATCTGACTTTGAAGCATTTGGAATGCGTCCGCAAGATTACGGCGACGGAATGACTGATCCAAGCGAAGCATCGACTTTCCTTGGTGGTAAAGTTTTGGCACTCGCACCAGGCGAGAAACTTGAGTCCTTCGAGTCGAATCGTCCTAATCAAACCTTTAACGGATTTATTGAACACCTTCAGAGAGACTCGCTTGCGGGTATGCTCCCTTACGAGTTCGTAGCCGACCCAACCAAAGCCGGTGGTGCGTCAATGCGTTTCGTTGTTGCTAAAGCTGACCGAAAATTCTCACACCGCCAAGCCATTATGGTTCAGCGTTTATTAACTCCAATCTGGGGTTATATTATCGGTTCTGCAATCAAGGATGGAGAATTAAAATCAACCGACAATTGGACTAATGTTTCTTGGACTACACCTCGCAAGGTAACTGTTGATGCTGGACGCGACGCACAACAAAACCGCCAAGACATCGAAAGCGGACTCAAGAGTCTCACGGATAACTACCTCGAAGAAGGTTTAGACCCGAAGGAAAAGATGAGAGAGAATGCCGCCGAGAAGAAGTACCTCATTGAACTCTCCGAAGAATTTGGAGTTCCGTTGTCAATGCTCTACAAGCCACAAAATATTTCCCCTGTTGATATAAACAATTCGGTTAATCCAAACGATGAAAATCGCAAACGAGAGATGCCCGATGATGGGGAAATTTTAAAAGATGATCCAGACGACCCTAACACCGACGAATAATTTATGAACGCACTTTCCAACGCATTTAAAACATTCTCTCCGATTCTAATTGAGCCAGCGAAAGCCAAGGCATATTTAGAAAAGGTCGAGTCCGTTCCATTCCAATCTTTTGCGAATGACGACATTGAGGATGTACTTGAAATGTTATTCGGCCCAGTCCCGCAGTTAATCAAGTCGGGTTCAGTCGCCGTAATTCCTGTGAAGGGTGTTATTGGTTCTGGTTGCACAGAAATCGAAAAGATGATGGGTTGCGTGGATGTCGATGACGTGCAGGAAATGATTGAGGAGTGTGAACGTGATGTTAATATCAAAACTATTATCTTCGATTTCGACACTCCTGGTGGTGTTGTAACTGGAGTTCCAGAGTTAGCCGGAAGAATTAAGAATGCAAAGAAGCGCACTATCGGCTGGACTTGCAAACAATCCTGCTCTGCCGGTATGTGGCTTATGAGCCAATGCGACGAGGTGTTTGTTTCACCTTCGTCTATTGTTGGATCAATCGGTGTTTACATTCCAGTCTACGATATTTCCGAAGCTTACAAAGAAGAAGGTGTCGCCGTTGACGTAATCAAATCGGGTTGGGCGAAAGCCGCAGGGTATCCAGGAACAAAGATGACTCCCGAACAACGCAAACTTTTTGAGGATGATGTTAAAGAAACCCACGATTGGTTTATCAGCGATGTGATTGCAGTCCGCAGTTTTGCCAAGATTGAAGATATGCAAGGTCAATGCTGGTCTGGCCGTAAGGGGGCAATGAAGATGCTCGTTACTGGTTTACTCGACACCTTCGATGACTTGTTAATGTATATCAGCCCAGAAGAATACAATGCTTATGAGCGCCAAGAGCCAATCCCCGCGTCGGTAAGCCCGAATGAAGGTTACGCGGCCGATGTAAGTCCAGAGCAAGGCGACAAGGATGATGTTTCCCCAGTTTCAGATGATAAAAAGAAAAAGAAGAAAAAGAAAAATCCAGACGGCACAGATTCGGACGAAGATGAGGATGAAATTCCCGAAGTTCCAGAGAAGGACTGCCCCCCTGTGGATACCGATTGTAAGCCAACCGCTTGACACTTGGCTAAACGCAGAATGACGCTCGAAGAAACTCTCAAATCCCTTAAAGAAGCTTTTGTTGGCAAATCTGCTGAAGCAGAAGCCAAAGCTTCCGAAGTGAATGCTCTTTCCGCTAAAGTCGCTGAATTAACCGAAGGTCTTGTTTCCAAAGAAGCAAGCATCGTTGAGTTATCAGCAAAGTTAGCCGATGCGTCCGTTAAACTTGCAGTCGCTGAAGCAATGTTTGCTAAAGCCGAAGCACAAGCCAAAGAGATCCAAGCGTCCCAAGAATCCGTAGGCAAGAAAGCCGCATCAATCGCCGCCTCTGTTGGTGTTAACCCTGTTGAAGTAACTCCTGGTGAATCAGCCGCCGTTGCTAAATCCGATGACGAAGTCGCACAAGAGTGGGCAAGTCTCAAACAAGAAGATGGCAAGAAAGCATCCGAATTTTATACCAAAAACCGCACCGCAATCCTGCGCGCCGCCGGCCTTCGCTAATTTCCAAACCTAAAATAATATATGTCTAACTCCATTGGTGGATTAACACTCCAACTCGTTGCCGAAGAAAGCTTACGCACCCTCGTCCCTGAACTCGTTCCCTTGACCGAGATCGCAGTAACCGACTTCGGTGCTTATGTTGCTGAACGCGGTACTACTGTCCACACTCGTTACTCTGATTCTTTCACTGCAACGACTTTCAATCCTGCTGACGGATTCGTCCCTGCTACTGCAACATCGACCGATGTTCCTGTAACCATCGCCGACCTCAAGTATGTTGACGTTGCATTCACCGACTACGAAGCAAGCACTCTTTCACTTGAGCGCCTTCGCCGTTTATTCTTCGCACCTATCGCCAATGCAGTTCAAAAGAGCTTATTCGATGACGTACTTTCCAAAGTAATCACCGCTAACTTCGCAACTGCCGCTTACTCCGGTGCAAAGTCCTCATTCAACCGTGTTGCTATCGCTAACGCCGCAACCGCTTTAACCAAAGCCAACCTTCCTCACGCTGACCGCAAATTGCTTCTCTCACCAGACGCTATGGGTCAACTCGTTCAAGACGCTTCTGTTGCTCAAACCTTCTCGTACGGCAACTCCGATGTTATCCAAAATAATTCAATTAGTAAAAAACTGCACGGATTTTCAGTGAGCGAATATAATGGCTTCCCAAGCTCCGGCACTGCTTACAATGAACACTTAAACGGTATCGCATCTTGCAAAGAAGGTTTAGTTATCGTAACCCGCGTTCCTGCAACACCTACCACTGGTGGTGGCGAACAAATGGTTGTAACTGATCCAGAAAGCAAATTCTCCTTTGCTCTTCGTTACTGGTACAACTGGCAGATGGGAACTCACAATATGAGCGCCCTCTGGTTGGTTGGTTCAGCCGTTGGTAACCCCAACGCTCTCCAACGCATCGCGTTCACTTCGTAATTTCAAGGGTAGCAAGACTGCCCTAAAGCGAAAATGACTGAAACCCCCACCATCGCCGGTGGGGGTTTCTTTTTTGACACACGGCTAAACCTATGTCCGTAATCACCGACGAATGGGCTTCAGACGCCTTTGAGATACTTGGGGAGATACCTAAAGCGGTAACGGTTAAAAACGTCCCAGGAGGGTCGCCAATAGCTTTAAATGCCCTAATGGGTCAGCCGTCTATAATGCAGGACTTGGAAACTGGTGGTTTCCTTAACCATACCTCATTTGATATGAAGTTCTTACGAGCCGATTCGGTGGTCAATCCTGGGCTTATCGCCTTCGGTAATATCGTTGCCTACAATGGCAAGGAGTTCCGCATAATGAATGTTACTGACCGTTTGCCCTCCGCTTGGATCATTGTTAAAGTCCAAACCAAGGAGCAATAATGGCAACGCAAGTATCGGTAGCTTTAAATGTTAATGTAGTCATAGATAAGCGTGACGAATTTAACAAACTTGTTAATATCTACTGTCAAGTAATGAACAAGTCGATGTCATTAGTCGTCAAGAATACTGCTCGATTATTTTGTAAAG